CATTAAATATTTAATTCACAAAGAAACCTCAATAGTTTACTCTAAAGAGTACTATGAGGAACATAAAGACAACATCGATTTAACTGAATTCTATGTAATAAATGGGAATTAATATGCAGGAATACGACAATGAATGGGTTAATGAAGGAATAAACGATAGTGGAAAGCCAGAAGATCAGAAGCATTATCAGGGCTTAATTCAGCCTATTGAATTAATGCAAGAGCTGCTCTCTCACAAGGAATTCATAGGTTTCTGTAAAGGAAATATGATCAAATATGCCTATAGGGCAGGTCATAAAAATGGGGAATCTGGTAAGAAAGACAAAGAGAAATATGAGGCGTATAAGGAGTTTCTCAATAGGTATCTTTATGGCAGACCGTTGATTGAACGAGAGGATGATGAAGGAGACAACTGATACATAAGGTTGTCATTAGGGGAGATTATATTAATATTGATCTAGGTCAAGAAAAAAAATATAATCTCCAGTACTAGAGAGAGGTAGGATAAGACATTGATGTAGATCAAATCAGAGAGACAAGGGACTAAAGATAACTTAAAGTTAACCTAAAGATAAACTATAGAGAACTATAGATATTAACTTTAATGATTATAACTATAATAATAACTTATAAGAGTATAATAATTATAATAATAATAATATAAATAACTAAGTAGGTTATTACTATAGATACTAATCTAAAGACTAACTAAAGATAACTTAAAGTTAACTAAAGGAAACCAAATGGACACTAAAGCAGCTATTGATTCAATTCGGATTAATGAATGTGGTTATGATGAATTGTGTCTCAAATATGGAAAGCATTTAGTCGATAAAGAAATAGAATTAGAGTTAGAGAGTAAGGATCTTGCTTATCAAGCTTTTATGTCTAAAATTAATAAGGCCAGAGAGAATAAAACTTTAGCAGACACGGGGACAACCAAAATGCTGCTTAAAGAAGCCCTTCCGGCCTTTTGTAAGGGACTAAAAGATTTCTACACTAAAGCTGATTCAGGTAAACCGGGTAAGCGCCATATTTGTGCAGTTGTCTTAAAGCAGCTAGAGATTGAGCATGTAGCTTTCTTGTCTCTTAGAACTATTCTTTCTAATGCTATCCCTCAGATTAACCTTACGTCCCTTGCAAAAGAGTTAGGAACTGAGTTAGAACTGGAGATGAAGTTCCAAGATGTATTGTCTACTTTGTCTGAGAAGGAACGATCCTACTTTCAGGTCAACCTCAACAAACGTATAGGTATGTCTTTCAAGACTGCCTTTGTTAGCGCCAAAGATAAATGGTTAGCTGATGAGGAACGTAAAGAGAAGTGGGAGAAATGGACTGATTCTGTTCGCTGCAATCTAGGTATGAAGTTGATCGATATCTTTATTGTGTCTACCGGTCTAGGGAAGATCTCTAGGTACTCCCAAGGTATCAAGCTTTCCTATCGATTTGAGATTGCTCCTGAGATTGTTCAGTACATTGCCCATAATGATAGGGAGATGGCTGATCTTCTCTTTAAGAATCGTCCTATGGTCATCCCTCCTAAGCCTTGGAGTAATCCTATCAACGGTGGCTACTATATCAATCTCAAGCGCCCCATTCCTTTAGTTCGTCTTAATGAAAAGACTGTTATGGATCTCTATGGAGATCTCGATATGCCTGACGTTTATAAGGCTGTTAATGCTATTCAAGAAACACCTTGGAGAATCAACAAAAGGGTACTTAAGGTAGCTCAGGAGATCTCTAAGTGGAAGCATATCCCTGATGGTCTTGAGATGCCTTTAGCGGAACCTGAGGAACCTCCAGTTAGACCTGAGGCAGCAGACAAGGATCCTCAGGTACAGAAGGAATGGCGTAAATCTATGGTTATCTACTTTCAGCGTGACAATAAGCGTAAGTCTAAGCGTTATGCAGTGAATGCTCAGCTTGCCCTTGCGGATATCTATAAAGACTATGAACGTATCTACTTTCCTCATAATCTTGATTTCCGTGGTCGTGTCTATCCGCTGACTTTGCTGAACCCACAAGGCACTGATTTCTGCAAGAGTTTGCTGGAGTTTGCCGATGGTGCTCCTTTGGGGGATTCAGGGGTAGCCTGGTTAGCTATTCAGGGTGCTAATTGCTATGGCCTCGATAAGAAACCTTTAGAGGAACGTATTGCGTGGGTCTATGAGAACACTGAGCTTATCCTAAAGACTGCTAAAGATCCTCTCACATATCTTGAATGGACTGAAACAGATTCCCCTTGGGAGTTCCTAGCATTCTGCTTTGAGTGGGCTGATTTCATGGACCAAGGTACAGATTATGTGTCTCACATTCCAGTAGCTTTCGATGGCAGCTGCAGTGGTATCCAGCACTTCTCAGCTATGCTTAAGGATGAGATTGGGGGTACTGCAGTTAACCTCGTGCCTGATGATAAGGTTCACGATATCTACGGTATTGTCGCTGAGCATGTGAAACAAGCTGTGATGAAGGATGCTGCTGAGGGTACTGAAGATGAACTAAAGACTGCTGAAGATGGCGCTGAGTACGTCTCAAAGGGTACTAAGTCTCTTGCTGCTGAGTGGCTGGCCTATGGGATTACCCGTAAGGTAACCAAGAGACCGACTATGACACTTTCATACGGAGCGAAGAAGTTTGGCTTTACTGAACAGATCCTTGAAGATACTGTCTACCCTCGTTTAGAACATCATCCTTTAGCATTCTCTAAGCCTCGACAAGCTGCAACCTATATGGCTGACAAGATTTGGAATTCATTAGGTGAAGTTGTTGTCAAAGCTAGAGAAGCTATGGATTGGCTTCAGACTGCCTCAGGACTACTCGCTACGGACAAGAATATCAACGGAGAGAACCTTCCTACACAATGGGTAACTCCAAGTGGTTTCTTGGTTCGTCAAAGGTATCCTAAAGTACGCCTGAAGAAACTTAAGACATTCTGCAGCGGAACTATTCATGTGTCTGATGAATCGGGTGCTCCTGAGGAATCTAAGAAAGAAGGTGAAACTTTTCAGATTAGTGTCTCAGAGGACTTAGGGGAAATCGATTCTCGTAAGCAGAAACAGGGTATCGCTCCTAACTATGTGCACTCTATGGATGCTAGTCACCTCATGTTAACTGTAGACGCTTGTGTTGATGCAGGTATCTATCAGTTTGCTATGATTCATGATTCCTATGGCTGCCCTGCAGGTCAAGGCGATTTGATGTTCTCTCTTGTTCGTGAGGTCTTTGCTGAAACCTACAAACAGAATGACGTGCTGCAGGATCTTCATGATCAAGTCGAGAATATGTTGTCTCCTAAGAAAGCTAAGGAGTTGCCTCCGATTCCTAAGCACGGTACATTAGATCTTGATGTAGTCAAACAGTCTATGTATGCGTTCTGCTAGTAACTTAATATAATCTCCACTACTAGAGAGAACCAAGGAATCTCTCTAGTAACTTTTACTTAATTAATTAATTAAACAAGGAAACCATTTTAAAATGTTCGAACGTTACACTACTCCGAAGGGCTTTGCTCAGTATCCTCACCTGAAGGAGCCTGATATGAAGTTCAATCCTGAGGGTGTCTTTAGTGTCACTATGCGCTTTGAGGGCATGACTGATGAACTTAAGAAGCTCATTGAGAAGCTTGAGGCTATTCAGGACAAGGCTTTCGATGAAGCAGTCTCTGAAGCCAATGCGATGAATAAGAAAAAGATCCATAAGTCTGATCTTTACTTTGAAGATGAAGAAGGTAATGTCTACCTCAAGTTTAAGCAGAATGCTGTAATCAAGAAAAAGGAGGGATCTACAGTCAACGCTAAGATTGCCCATTTTGATTCTAAGGGCAAGCCTATTGACGTCAATGTAGGTCGTGATTCAGTGATTCGTCTTAGCTTCACTGCAGCACCTTACTTCATGCAGTCAACTAAGCAGGTTGGCCTTAGCCTTCGACCGGTTGCAGTCCAAGTGATTAAGCTTAACGAGTTCGGTGGTTCATCTGCAGAGGACTACGGCTTTTCTGCTGAAGAGGAAGGCTATGAGGCATTCAAGGAAGAGGCACCATTTGACAGTCTCGATGAAGATGAAGTAGAATCACGTAAGGCTGTTGGAGCCGCTGATTTCTAATAATTACTAGGGAGTACCTAAGATGATTACTTTGGAAGAACTTGATAACCGCATTGATATGGCTCAATCTACTCTTGCTACGATGCAGGATGTTGTGCAGGGTCTTAAGACTAACATTAAGGAACTTAAAGAGGAACAAAAGGAACCTACTTTCGATCTCTATGATTGGAACCCATGCACCATTAAATTCCCTGATCATGTGCTGCAAGATAGCGATTGTGACTTTGTTGCAGTCATGCTGATGCATAAGGATGTCTATAAGGAATACTGTGAAGATGTAGGAAGTATTCCTGTAGATGCCTCTAGTGTGCAAGATGGTAGCCTCTTTCTTGGTTACATGTACTTTTCGCTTAGTGATGCTAAACCTACCTTCAAGTACGCTAATGGATCTCCTATCTTTGATAAGGGCAGTGAAGAGAAGCGAGACCCTAAGAATTATTACTTTAAGTACGTCTTTGGTGGTATCTAATGACCACCCGCAGTGCAGCATACAGCAAAGCTAAAAGGCACAACGCGGGTACCTACAGATCAGGACTTGAGGAGAAGAATTCAGACTTCCTCAAGTCCTTTTCTATTGAGCCACACTATGAGGAACAGTACTTAGAGTATGTCGTTCCTCAGAGTACTCACAAGTATACCCCTGATTTCGTGTTGCCTAATGGCATCATTATAGAAACTAAGGGTGTCTGGGATGCTGAGGATAGGAAGAAGCATTTATTAATCCGTGAGCAACATCCTGAGTTAGATATCCGGTTTGTCTTTAGTAGAAGTAAGACGTACATTTATAAGGGATCGTCTACTACTTACGCTAGCTTCTGCAACAAGAACGGCATTAAGTTTGCCGATAAGCTGATCCCCGAAGAATGGCTTAAAGAGAAACCTAAAGATATCCCTGAGGGAATCTTGAAGAACAAGAATAATAACAATAACAACAAGAGAATTAATAAATGACTACTACCTTTAAGGAACCACTGATTGACTACCATAGAAACTTTGTTAAGTTCAAGTCTCGCAGTTCTACGAATTATCTTGTGGTTCACTGCAGTGCTACTCAAAATAAGCCTGAGTACACTTGGAAAACTATTGATCAAATGCATCGTCAAAAGGGATGGCTTGGTATAGGCTATCACTTTGTCATTCTTACGGATGGATCTATTCAAAATGGCAGACCCCTTGAAGCTATTGGCAGTCACGTTCTGGGTTATAATGATGACAGTGTTGGCATTTGCCTTATTGGGGGGACTGATCGTAACGGTAAGTCTGTAGACAACTTTACAGAGAAGCAAAAGGAATCTCTTAAGAAACTTTTAGACTGGCTTAAGAGTAAGTATCCTAAAGCTAAGGTCTTAGGGCATAGAGATTTCCCCGGGGTAGCTAAAGACTGCCCTTGCTTTGATGTTCAGTCGTGGTACGGCCGTGGTGCTGTCTACGTTACCTATGAAGATGCAAGTTCTCTTGATAGATGCAAGTTGTCTCAAGCTGATCTTAAGGAAGCCAATGGGACACTTGAGTTCACTAAAGGCGACTTAGTTCGTATCGCATAAAATCTCCACTACTAGAGAGAAGAATAAAATATGTGGAAGAAGGTAGCCATACTAGCAGTAGTCTTAGCTTTCATTACAGGTGTCATTGGTGGCAGGAAATATGAAAGCAATAAGCACACTGAAGAACTTGTAGCTATTCAAGCTCAGAATGAAGTCAAACTAAAGGAGCTAACAGCTAGGAAAGATGAAACAATTAGCCTTATCATTAAAAGTAAAGCTTCTGATGCTGCTGACTTGGCTGCCCTTACTAAACATGTTAATCGGGTGCAGTACAACCTCAGTAGCACCGATAGAAAGCTTCTCAGGGATGCCTCAGGAGCTAATGCAAAGTCAGTCGAAGCGTGTAGACAGTTACTCTCAGAGAGTGCAGGACTTCATAGAGAAGGTATTGAATTACTCAGAGACCTCAACACGAGACTAGAGTCTTTTATCAAACTGAATTCTACCTCTCCGTAATATAATTGGACAATATACCATTCTTCTAAAGTGGCTTATGTAGGTTCGAATCCTACCGGAGAGACCAAATATTTTAGGTGATTGACGGAATTGGCAGACGTTCTATGCTTAAACCATAGTGCCTTAAGGCGTGGGGGTTCGAATCCCCTATCACCTACCAAAGCTATACCATAGTAAACACTAAAGGAAACCATAATTATGGAACCTATTGAACGTAAATCAGATTGGCATTATCCTGATGGAGATTCATATCGTGATGAGCTTCACAGCAATCAGAAAGAGAAGTGGGAGTATGAATATGAAGCCTTCCTAGATTCTGAAGATAATGCTGATGATGATGATGAGAATGAGGAGGATGATGAAGATGAGTGAGGATCCTATCTCTAAGGTCTATTGCGTAGGTAACTCTAAAGCTATCATTCGTGCACGCTGGAATAACCTCTATACGTTTGAATTGGAGTATCCTCGTTTCATCCATAGTGAATTCATGACACACCGAATGTTCTCTCGGAATGCCTCTAGCTCGCGTGCGGTACCTGTAGAGCGAACTATTCAGAATATCTTGAATGATCCTTGGGTGCCTTCGGATGTCTATAAGAATTGCAAGGGCATGCAAGGCAAAGATATTGTCAATGAAGATGACTATGATATCTTTTGTGAAGAGTGGCAAGATGCTGCATTTAAGGCAATCGAGGTTGCTCATAAGATGATTGACAATGGGTTTCATAAGCAGCACATCAATCGCATCCTTGAGCCGTTCACTAAGATTAAAGTTATTGTCACTGCTACTGAGTGGAGCAATTTCTTTGATCTCCGGTTGTCTCCTGATGCTGATCCAGAGATCCAGCACCTCGCTAAGGCTATTAAGATGGCTATGGATGCCGTTAGCAACACCTACGTTTATATCAATGCTCACGGGGGGCGTACGCTTCCTTATGTGAACTTTGATGAGATGGATGCTATCGATGATCTGCGGATTCTCACTCTTATCTCTGCTGCACGTTGTGCCCGAGTGTCTTACCTTAATCACGATGGGTCTAAGCCGGATATCCTAAAGGATCTTACTCTTGCTAAGCGGCTTATTGATAGTGGGCATATGACACCTTTTGAACATCAGTGCCGATACAGCTTTGATACAGGCTTTCAATATAATCTTCGTGATTTCCAAAGTGCACGTTATATGCTAGATCATGGAATCGACCTTTCTGCGCCATGAGCCTTGTCCTAATTGTGGCTCTAGTGATGCTCTTGCTGTTTTTAGTGACGGTCATAAGTATTGCTATAGCTGTACCACTTATTTTAGACCTGGTGGATCTTTGGACAAACCCAAGGGGGTAAAGATGTCAGCATCCAATATGATTCCTTTAGAGGAACTACAGATCTCTGCTTTGCCTGCTAGGGGTATCACTAAAGATACTTGTACTAAGCTAAAGTATTTCGTGGGGGAGTATAAGGGTAACCCTTGTCAAGTGGCTTGCTACTATGATGACAAGGGTTCTCTTGTAGGACAAAAGCTTAGATTCCCTGATAAGTCTTTTGCTGTACTAGGGAAGATCTCTGGGTGCCTCTATGGTTCTCAGTTGTGGGCTAGTGGTAAGAAACTAGTAATCACTGAGGGTGAGATAGATGCCCTTAGTGTGTCTCAAATGCAAGGCAATAAGTGGCCTGTAGTGTCTATTCCTAATGGTGCTCAGGCTGCTAGGAAAGCCATTGAAGCTAACCTAGAGTATCTAAATAACTTTGAAGAGATCATCCTAATGTTTGATATGGATGATCCGGGACGTAAAGCATGTGAAGATTGTGCAAAGGTTCTCCCATTGGGTAAAGCGTACATTGCTAATCTACCTCTTAAGGATCCTAATGAGTGTCTTAAGGCTGGGAGATCAGGTGACCTTGTATCGGCCATATGGAACGCTAAGCCTTACAGACCTGATGGAATTGTTTCAGGTCAAGATCTCTATGAGAAGTGTGTGGAAGGTCTTGATAGTCTTAAAGACAGTGTGGCCTATCCTTTTCGAGCTCTCCAAAGCAAGACAAACGGTGCTAGACACGGTGAGCTTTATGTCATTACCTCAGGATCAGGCATGGGAAAATCCACTCTACTCAGAGAGCTTGAATATTTCTTTGGTGTCTCTAAAGGCGAGACTTGTGGCGTGGTTGCTCTTGAGGAATCTACTGCAAAGACGGGACTTGAACTTATGTCCATATTTCTTAATAGACGTCTCATTATCAGCGTGGATCCCGATAGTACTTCTAAAGAAGAACTCAAGAGTGCTTTTGATGCCACGATTGGCAACGGAAAGTTCTTCCTCTATGATCACTTTGGATCACTTGATTCTGGGAATCTGCTTAGTAAGCTTAGATACATGATCGTAGCTTTAGGATGCAAGAGAATCTTCCTAGACCATATCTCTATTGTTGTCTCTGGTATGGACAATAGTGACGATGGCGGGGAGCGTAAAGCTATTGACAAACTAATGACAAACCTTAGATCCCTTGTTGAAGAAACAGGGTGTACTATGTATGTCGTTAGTCACCTTAAGCGCCCCGATAAGAAAGGTCACGAAGAAGGAGCTCAGGTGTCTTTAAGTCAACTTAGAGGTTCCGGTTCTATCGCTCAGCTTGCAGATATGGTGATTGGCCTAGAGAGGAATCAACAGGGAGATAATCCTAATGTCATGACCATTAGAGTACTTAAGAATCGTTTCAGTGGTTTGACTGGTATAGGTGGTTATCTCTATTATGATCCCGAAACAGGCCGACTAAAGGACTACGATTGCCCATTTGAGGATGACTTAGGTGACTGCCCATTCTAGTAGTTTTATAATGCTTTGATTCTTGGCAAGGCTATAGAAGGATATAGAAAATGCTTCAACTATACGACAAACACATCATTACTGATATCGAAACCAATGGATTATTGGATACCGTAACTAAATTCTGGTGCGCATGGATCTACGATAGTGCCTCTCAGGAGTACAAAGGATATAAGGATCTCGATGAATACATTGATGCTCTTAATGTATATGGTACTAGCGGTTATAACTTGGTATTTCACAATGGTATCAAGTACGATGTTCCTTGTCTTAAGCGACTATCAGGTAAAGACTTTGTATTTGATCCTAGGGATTGTGTTATCGATACACTTGTCTTTGCTCGTCTAGTTTGGAGCAACATTAAAGATCTCGATATGGGCTTAATTCGTTCTGGGAGGCTTCCCAAGGGTCTCTTTGGTTCCCATTCATTGAAAGCATATGGCTATCGTATGCGTGAACTAAAGGGCACCTATGGGGAACAGGAGGAGGCTTGGGACAGCTTCTCAGAAGAGATGTATCAGTACAACTATCAGGACGTAGTTGTTACTAAGATGCTTTTTGATAAACTCTTAGGCAAAGGTTACCCTTGGGAGGCCGTACAGCTTGAGCATGATATCGCATGGGTGATGGCTAAGCAGGAGCGTAATGGTTTTGTCTTTAATAGAGATAAAGCTGTAGTTCTCTATAGTAAGCTTGCAGGGCGCAGAGATGAGTTGACTAAAGAGCTGCAAGAGAGTGTCCCTCCTCTATTGACTGGCTATAAGGTCTACAAGAGAGACAACGCTAAGAAAGGTATTAAAGCAGGTGTACAGTATCCTGTTTATGAAACCTTTAATCCCAATAGTCGACAACAGGTTGCTAAGGTTCTCATTGAACAAGGATGGGAGCCTCAGGAGGTGACTGATACGGGGTTGCCTAAGGTTGATGAAGAAACTCTAAAGACTGCTAAAGACATCCCTATGACTAGCAAGATCCTAGAGCTTCTCATGTTAAACAAACGTATTGGTCAGCTTGCTGAGGGTAGTAATGCGTGGCTAAAGCTAATGAAGGAGGATCCTAATGATCACCTATGGCGTATTCATGGCTCCGTTAACCCTAATGGGGCTGTCACTGGCCGTGCAACTCATAGCTATCCTAATGTTGCTCAAGTTCCCGCGAACAGATCTCCGTATGGGAAATTATGCAGAGAATTATTTACTGTTCCACAAGGATGGTATGAGGCTGGTATTGATGCTTCTGGTCTTGAGCTGCGTTGCCTTGGGCATTTCCTATCCCCATATGATAATGGTGCATATGTAAATGAAATCCTCTCAGGGGATATCCATACGCATAACCAAAAGATGGCAGGGCTTGCTACACGTGACCAAGCGAAAACTATGATCTACTGCATGATGTACGGAGGAGGAGACGCTAAGCTTGGTGAGGTTATCGGGGGAGACGCTAGGGCAGGTAAGGCACTTAAAGAGAAGTTCTTTAAGGCTATTCCTGCTTATAAAGATCTAGTAGAGGATATCTCTCATAGTCTTGTCTCCTCTTCAGAGTGGGTAGGGGGTACTCATAAAGTGAAGTGGCGTAAGCGGGAGCATCCTGATAGTCCTCAGCTTGATATCACCCATTGTGTCTTGGGTTTGGACAGACGTGTTATCTATGTACGCTCTGAACACTCAGCTTTGAATACTCTATTGCAATCTGCAGGTGCTCTCGTTTGTAAGAAATGGGTGTGTCTTGTAGAAGAGAATATGCGTAAGGCTGGCTATAAGCACGGCTGGGATGGTGACTTTGCTATGGTGGCATGGATTCATGATGAGTGTCAGATAGCTTGTCGCACTAAGGAAATCGCTGAAGATTGCTGTAGGATTGCTCAGGAATCCATGAGACAAACTCAGGCATTCTTTAATTTTAAATGTCAACTTGATACTGAAGGAAAGATTGGCTGTAACTGGGCAGCTTGTCATTAATTACTACTATGGAAAACACTGGTATGACTAAAGAAACTAAGGCAGCACTGCTGCGTGACTATAAGGCTCCTAAGGGCAGCATTGATCATATCCATATTATGTGGAAGTGGAAGGTTAAGCATGATGAGTATGGCAATGTCCCTGCTTATGGTGCTGTAGTCACTCTTAATGGTGAGACTGTGCTTAACTATGAGCCGGAACCTGAAACTTGGAAGGATTGGGCTCCTGAAGAGATCACTCATGACCTCCTTATGAAGCTCGGTTACAGTGTGACTTCAGATACCATTACAGAGGAGGAGGGTAGTTATGAAGATGCCTAACTTTTTCTATACTGAAGAGAAAAGTACTGGGGAGGTTATTGTTCACAAGCGTAACGCTGAGATGAGTAGCTACTGTAATGCTCTTGCGTACATTGGTGAAGTTCATCCTAAACTTCAGTCTGACTATTGTCGATTCAATGCACGAATGATTGCAGAGATGGCCTCTCGTGGACACATTACGTCAATCAATAAGTACATTCGACAGGCAGGTAATCGATGGTTCCTTACTCGTTCTGGCACTGAGCTTGCATCATCCTATGAGTGCTGCTAAAGAATACATTGGGCTGATAGACGGAGATCTATTGGCCTATAAAGCATCTTCTGCTGTCCAAAAGGATATCTATTGGGGGGATGGTCTATATACTTGTCATGCCTATTTGGATGATGCAATAGATCAATTTGAAGAGATTATTAGTGGTCTTAAAGATATGCTAAAGACAAACCATAATGTCGAAATGAATGACTATTCGTTTGTATTTAGTGATCCTAATGATAACTTTAGGAAGCACTTAATGCCTGATTATAAAAACAATAGGCTTGATAAAAGAAAGCCTACTTGCTACTATGGATTAGTGGATTGGATCAGAAATAGCTATGAATCTAAATCTAGTGAATCTCTAGAAGCTGATGATGTAATAGGTATTAATAGTACTCCTGATACAACCTTAATTGTGTCAATGGATAAGGATTTCAAAACTCTTCCTACTCATTTCTATAGAGTAAATGAAGATCAAATCTATTGGATTGACGAAGATAAAGCTAACTATTGGCATATGTTTCAGACACTAGTAGGAGACACTGCTGATGGCTATAAAGGTTGCCCCGGTATTGGAGCAGTAAGAGCAGAGAGGATCCTTAAGGATGTCCCTCAGGATAAACTATGGGAGACTGTAGTTAATACCTACAAGAAAGCTGGCCTTACTGAAGATGATGCTTTGCTGCAAGCTAGAATGGCCTATATTCTTCGACAAGGGGACACTAAAGATACCCTTTGGACACCTGATAAAATCACCCCTATTAAGACGACAGATAGTTGATAATAAATTCACCACACTAGGAGATAGATAATCGTGAAAGACGAATCTATGAAAATTGATATCAAAGATACCACTAAAAGTGATCCTGATGAACCCCTCTTCGACAACTTTCCGGCTGTCCCGAAAGACTTGTTGGAGGGACTTCAGAAGATCTTTGATGTACGCAAGATGATCCGCTATAAGCCTACCATTGATTACTGTGGTGGTGTACAGGATGTACTTGACTTCCTTGAAAATAAGTTCAATGAACAAAACCATATAGGTGATTAAAATCGGTTCACTGTTTTCAAAGCCTAAGACACCTGAAGTGAAAGTTCAGGCACCTGCCTTAGACAAACCTGTAGTTGAACCTCAGGAACCGGAGCTAGGTGCTCAGGAGACTGAAGAACAGAAGGCTCGTAAGGGTAAGAAAGGTCTTAAGGTAGCCTTAGACAAAGCTAAGGGTGTAGGCACTAACGTAATATAAAAATTAAAAAAGGATGACGAATACTATGGGGGACTATAGGGGGTCTATAGGTAAACTTTATGTTAAACCTATTGTAGACTTAAAGACAGCTATGGAGGTTCTAGATAAATGTATGGAATCTATTATAGATAATCCTAATAATTTATCCTTCATAAGAAACTTAGATAAAGACTATATTAGGTCTTTTGTTAAAGATGTAGTATTGAATAATAACCAATATGATTATCGTATTATTGGTTTCTATAGTCAATCTGCAGATGAACTAGTGGGATGCTGTTTGTTATCCTATGGTTACCCTTGGTATTCTGATAAGCAAAGAATCCTTAATGAAGAATGGACTGTATCTTTTAAAAGAGGAGCAGGCATTGCTAGAGCGTTGTCTGATTATTTAATTGATTGTCTAAAGAATGATGAGTGTGACTATATTCAAACTGGGAGTGTCAATGATTGGTGTGCTCCTATGTTAAAGAATAGTTATGTCTCTAAAGGATTCCATATTTATAATTGCTATTATTTAAGTAAAAAGGATATTAATGGGCATATTCAGTAAAATCAGTAAAGCCTTTAAGAAAGTAGTTAAGTTCGCCACTGGTGGCCTTATTGGTGGCCACAGTAGCTCTGGTCAATCAACTGCTAAAGAGCCTGTTCCTGCTCCTGAGTTAGGGTTTGTGAATGCAGATACGAGTAACACTACTGAATCAGAATCAGAGAAGCAACAGTTAACTAAAGGAAAGAAGAGAGGCAAGAAGTCTCTTAAGATTAACATGTTTGGTCCATCTAGCGGAAGGAATATTGTATAATGGGACGTGGAGATTCATCTTGGCAGGATCGTAGGCATTCTAGCAGTAATCCAAGAGGTAATAATAAAACATCTACCGGTAGGACTCCTCATGGTAAGAAAAATGAAGAGGTTACTGAGACTACTCCCTCTGTAGGCACTTCGATTGGTACTGAGGGTTACGATTATACTAAGGCCACTACTGCAATTAAACCCCCTAGCAGCCCTCAGGCTGGTGAGAGTATCATGAACAGTGGTGGTACAGGTGCTAATGAGACCTATGATTTCTTTAAGGGATCTAAAGCTGTCTCTACTACCACCCGGTCGACAACCTCTAAGAAACGTAAGAACAATCTTAAGGTTAACCTTAGTGGTGCTGGGGGTACGGGACGTAATATTGTGTAATAATGGCAGAAATTAAACCAGATAATCAAACTGCTGAAGGTGCACAAAAGGTATACGAAAGATTGTCTACGGACAGAGATCAGTATACCCAGAGAGCAGAGAAGAATGCTACCTATACTATCCCTCAGTTGTTCCCTAAGGAATCTGATGATGGTGGCACTGCCTATACGACACCTTATAATTCTATTGGGGCTAGAGGTCTCAATAACTTAGCGTCTAAGTTGTTGTTATCTTTGCTTCCCCCGGGTCAGCCTTTCTTTAGACTTGGATTAGATACTGCAGCTAATGAGGCACTACAGGCATCTGGCAACGATCAGGTTAAGGATGCCATAGAGTACGGCTTGTCTATGATGGAGGCTGCTATGGTGAAGTATATGGAGCATAATGGTCTTAGACCTACGCTCTTTGAGTGCATCAAACAGCTCATTGTTGCTGGCAATGCGTTGCTCTTTTTGCCTCCTCTAGAGGGTGGCATGAAGTGCTACACTCTCAGAAACTTTGTAGTTGAAAGAGATGCTATCGGCAATGTACTTCAGATTGTCGCTAGAGATACTTTAGCTCAGGGGACTATCCCTCCGAGTATCTTAAGTCTCTTAGGCAATGCAGGTAATGAGGTTAATCGTTCTGAGAAGGTTAACATCTACACTCATACCTATCTTGTCCGTGGGGATACCTTAGAGGGATCCACTTGGGAATCCTATCAGGAAGTAAATAATACCATTATCCCCGGATCAGAACAGACGTATCCCTATGGCAAATGTCCTTGGATCCCTGTGAGATTCACTAAGAAAGATGGGGAATCCTATGGTCGATCCTTTGTTGAAGATTACCTTGGTGACTTGATCTCTTTAGAGAACCTTCAGCATGCCATTAACGATATGGCTATGATTTGTGCTAAGGTATTGTACCTAGTGTCTCCTTCCTGTCAGACTAACATTAAGGCTCTTACTAAAGCTGAGAATGGGGCTTTTGTAAGAGGTCGACAGGACGATATTGTTGCAATGCAGACAAACAAACAGACTGACCTTCAGGGCTGCTATGCGGTATCTCAGGGTATCGAACAGAGATTGTCTTATTGCTTCATGCTTAATTCTAGTGTGCAACGGCAGGCTGAACGTGTAACGGCTGAAGAGATTAGATATATGGCTCAGGAACTTGAGGATACCTTAGGGGGTGTCTATAGTCTCCTGTCTCAGGAACTTCAGTTGCCTTTAGTGTCCTGTATCTTCAATCAGATGCAGTCTAATGGCAGCCTTCCGACTATCTCTGAGCAGTTCGCTACGATTGAACCTACGGTCATCACTGGTGTTGATGCCTTGGGTCGTGGTCATGACTTTGCTAACTTGTCTCAGGCACTTCAGGTACTTGCTCAGTTCCCTGATATCATGCAGACGATCAATCAGCAGAACTTAGCTATGCGTATCTTCACGAGTGCTCAGATTGATGCTACGGGTCTCGTTAAGTCTCCTGAACAGGTTGCTAAGGAACAGCAGGCAATGATGGAACAGTATGCTGCCCAGCAGGGTGTTGATGCTCAGGCTCAGATGGCAGTAGATAACAACAAAGCTCAACAGGAACAGGGGGTGTAACAGGTGAGCGAAGAAACAACAAACTTGAATAGTGATGGTCTTAGTGTCGACAATGGGGTTGACATTATGATCTCAGGAACTCAGCAACTCTCTCTTGATGGAGAGGAAGCCTCAGGGCTTCTTAAGGAGGGTGATGCTGTCCCTGTAGAGGAGCCTCAGGAGGAGCCTCAGGCAGAACCTCAGGTTGCCCTTAATGATAAGATTGAGAAGCACACGAAGACCTTAGATGCTCTTGGTAAGGATCTTAAGGCTAAGGGTGTGGACTTCAATCAGGCCATTAAGGAATACAATGAGTACGGTGCCTTGTCTAGTAAGACTATGGCTGACCTTGCTCAGGCAGGTTATCCTGCAGAGGTCATTGAGGGTTTCATTGAATCCCGACAGAATCTTGAGAGTGAGTTCACTAATGCTGTCTATAGTGCGGCAGGCGGAGAACAGGCGTACAACAAGGTTATTGAGTGGGCTCAGGGGAACCTCTCTAATAAGGTTCTGAGTTCCTTTAATCGAGCTATTGACAACAACAATCTTGAAGCAGTTGCCCTTATGTTTGAGGGTATGAAAGCTAAGATGGTTGCTAAGCAAGGTACACGTAATCCTACTATTATGGGCGGTGGGGTTACCAATGGAGGCTATAAGGGCTTCTCAAATAAGCAGGAAGTAGTGGAGGCTATGAGTGATCCTCGCTATGGTACTGACCCCAATTACACTAGAAGTGTGGAACTTAAGATGTTCTATACTCCTCTGTAAGGTACCCATAATAAGCATTTCCTAATAACAATAAAATAATTACAATAAGAATATAATAATATGGCTGCGTTAAACGCTACTTCTATTTCCAATCCTGGTCAGAACCTGAGTGCAGGCGATCGTGATGAGCTGTTCATGAAGATCTTCTCTGGTGAAGTCCTTACGGCTTTCACGAGAACGTCTGTCATGATGGACAAACAGATTGTTCGTACTATTCCGCACGGTCGTTCTGCTAGCTTCGCAGTGATGGGGCGTACTCATGCTAAGTATCTTACCCCTGGTAATTCCTTAGATGACCAGCGTAAGAAGATGGAGAACACTGAACGTGTCATTGCCATTGATGGTCTCCTTACGGCTGATGCTCTCATCACGGATATCGATGATGCAATGAACCACTATGATGTCCGTACGGAATACTCGAAGCAGCTTGGTGAAGCTCTTGCTCAGGCATTCGACTGTGCCTCTATCAATGAACTTGCTAACACGGGTGCTAAGGGCGCCAAGGGTATGCCTGAGAACATCCCTGCTAATGCTACTCTTGAAAATCCGGGTACGGGCAAGGCATTTGAGTTTGTTACGGGTAAGGATGAAGCTACGACTGTGGAGTATGGCAACATCCTCCTTCAGGGTCTGATTGATGCCCGTGCTCAGTTTACGAAGAATTGGGTTCCGGCAGGTGACCGTTATTTCCTTGTCTCCCCCGAAGGTTATTCGGCTATCTGCCGTGCCCTTATGCCGGATGCTGCTAACTTTGCTGCTATCTTTGATCCGAATACGGGTCGACTTCAGAATGTCTGTGGCTTCCAGATTGTGGAAACCCCGAACTTCTTGAACAATGGTGTTGATGGTAAGCACGCTCTTAAGGAGCAGATCTCTACGGCTGTCCTTCAGGGTATCGCCTTCCACCGTTCCGCTGTGGGTGCCCTTAAGCTGAAGGATCTCGCTATGGAACGTGCTCGCAGAGCTGAATATCAGGCTGATCAGATCATCGCTAAGATGGCTGTGGGTCACGGTGGCCTTCGTCCTGAAGCCGTGGGTCTCTTCGTTAAGACTGCTCAGGTTGGTGCATAATGTACTCGGAATCCGACATTAAGGATTCCTATTTCTATGTCAACGGGGGTTCTAAGAAAGGCTCCCGTTTGACTGTAGAAGAAAAGATTAAATTAGGTTTGATTAAAGCTCCAACTGAAGTCAAACCTAAGGTAGTCTCTAGGAAGCCTAAAATCCCTGCAGCTCCCAAATAACACATAATAACAACTATAAAATACTACTACAAAGGATAAATTATGATTGTCACTCCTTCTAACAAACTAGATGCAGTGAATGAGATTTTATCTGCTGTAGGCTCTAGTCCTGTCAACTCACTTGAAGATGAACTGAATGTAGACGTTCTGAATGCAGTGAGGATTCTCGATAGTGTCTCTAAAGAGATTCAATCAAGAGGATGGGACTTTAATATTGAAGATTCAGTAGCTTTATTGCCGGACGCTGATACTAACTTAGTTCCCTGCCCTAATAATTATCTTAGGTTTGTCAGCAGTGGTTATAAGTTGATCAGACGATCCGGCTATTTTTTCGACATTCTTTCGCAGACCAATGAGTTCCCTGAGGGTTTGACTTTAGATACTCTGGTTAGAGGATTAGACTTTGAGGAGTTACCTGAGGTATTCCGTAAGTTCATTACTTGTCGTGCAGCTAGAATCTTCCAGATGAGATATCTTACTTCAGATGACCTGAATAAGCATCTGATGACTGAGGAATCTAGTGCCTATGCAGATATCATTGACTATGATCTAACTACGGGTAACTATAATATCCTCAATGATGACCAGTACATTTCTCAGTATATCCAGAGGAGCTAATAGGGATGCCATTAGTATCGCAATCAATAGTATCCTATAAGGGTGGCGTATCTCAGCAACCGGACATCATTAGGTTTGCTGATCAGGTAGAGGAGCAGATCAATGGTTTCTCTAGTGAAGTCGATGGCCTGCAAAAGAGACCTCCTACAGTTCACATTAAGAGACTTGGGGACAGAGTAGATCCACTCACTACTAAGTATCATGTCATTAACAGAGACGAGACTGAGCAGTATATCTTAGGTATGTCCAGCGGGTCTCTAAAGGTATGGGATTTTGAAGGTAATGAAAAGAAAGTTGTTATTGACGATGATGCTAGTTATCTTAATGTCACGGACGCTAATGATGAATTTAGAGCAGTCACTGTTGCAGACTATACGTTCATTCTGAACCGTAGTAGAACCGTTGGTATGTCTAGCTCTACTACCTCTAAAACAGGTCAGGACACTGCACTAGCGTACATTAAGAATGCCTCCTATGCTAAGACCTATGCTCTCTTTATGGGCAGTACCTTTATGTGTGGTGTCATTACACCTGATGGTGGTGAAGCTAAGCAGGCTGTACAGACTACCTCTGCGTACATTGCAGAGAAACTTGTAGACTTAGCTACAGGTTCTCAGGGTGCTGATGAGGGAGCCACTACCTATGATTGGCTATTAGGACAGGTTGGAGGCAGATCCTCTATGGGGTTCGCTAAGAATCCTAATTTCGACTTCAGTGCTTATAACTTTCTTGTCTTTGGTGATTCCGTAGTTTCCATCCAATCTAAGTCTGGCTGGGATATGCCTAATGTTGTTGTTAAGGATGGCTTTGGCAACACTAATGCATATGTCTTGAAGGGTTACGTTAACAGTGTCTCTAAGCTTCCCCCTGCTGCTCCTGATGGTTACATCATGCGCATTAAGGGTGAATCTAACTCGGCTGATGATGACTACTATGTTAACTACAATGAAGGTAAGAATGCGTGGCTAGAGTGTGCCGCACCAAACATTCAGTGTCAATTTGATTACTCTAGTATGCCTCATGCTCTCGTAAGAACATCTGATGGCTCCTTCCACTTCAAAAGACTTACTTGGACTGATAGAGCAGTAGGCGATGAGGACAGCAATCCTGAGCCTAGCTTCGTAGGGGAAACGCTGAATGATATGTTCTTCTACAGAAATCGCTTAGGGTTCATCAGTGGTGAAAATGTTATCCTCAGTGCTTCTGCTGATTTCTTTAATTTCTGGTTTAGATCAGCAGCTACTATTGCTGATACTGATCCAATTGACCTTGCTGTATCTTCAAACAAAGTCTGTATTCTAACACATGCAGTACCATTCAGCAGGGAACTAATGTTGTTCTCTAGAGAGGGACAATTTGTTCTCTCTAGCGATGGCGTAATGACCCCTAAGAGTGCTAAGGTTGATCAAATCACTTCCTTTGATTACAGTGATGATGCTCAGCCTTTAGGTGTAGGACAAAGTATTTTCTTTATCTCTAACAGAGTTAACTATTGCTCTCTTATGAGATACTATACGGTACAGGACGTAGCTGATCTTAAGGATGCTGAGGACGTAGCTGCACATGTTCCTATGTATATTCCTAAGGGAATCTTTAGGCTCTCTGGTAATACTTCAGACAATGTAGTCACACTGTGTTCACGTACTCATCCTAACACTGTATGGATCTTTAAGTACATCATTCAGAATTCCCAGAGTATGCAGCAGTCATGGTGCAAATGGACGTTCCGATATGAAGGTACTCAGGTCTTACTTGCAGAGTTCGTAGGCTCTGAACTCTACTTCCTTATTAACACTGATGGCGGACTGTTCTTAGAGAAGAGCAGGCTTACAGGTCAGGCAGTAGACTTCTCTGATGAGCCTGTAAGATACTTTATGGATCGTAAGGTACGCTATGTCATCCCTGCTACTAATAAGTACAGTGACTACAATGACTATACCGAGGTCTCCCTAAAGGATGTCTATGGTGCTGTTCCTAAGATTGGCTCAGCTACGTATTGTCTAGTTGGTACTGATGGCTACTATCATCAGGTATCCTCTTGGGATGATAATGGTGTCTTTAAGGTGACTGGGGATCTCAGAGGCATGACTTACTTCGTAGGCAGGCAATATGAATTTGATGTTGTATTGTCTAGACCAACGATTAAGAAAACTACTTCGGATGGTGCTACAGTCTCTGAAGATGAAGGCAGATTACAACTGAGATACTATTGGTTTAACTATAGTAACTCTGGTCCCTTTGCTGTGTCTGTAGACAATGATGTCAAGAATAGGCACTTCAAGTACACTTGTACATCTAAGGTCTTAAGTGAATCTCCATTAGTCTTAGGATCCTATAGAGTAGCAACAGGTAAGTTTAAGTTCCCTGTGCAGGACAATAGTACTGAGGTTAAGATTACAGTTACTTCAGATAATCCGTTGCCTGTGAACCTTATCTCTGGTGGTTGGGAAGGATATTATATTCGGAGGAATAGTCAGACGTGAGAAAGGGATTAACTCTTAAGAAAGCTATGCTAGGTGCTCTGCCTAGTATGGCGCCTATGGAGCAAGAGATTGGTAAAGGCCTTGTTATGGCTACTCTGCCTCTGCCTGAGGCACCTATTGAAGTAGATCATTTCCTGTGGGCAGGCTGTTACGTTAGAACCATTCTCTTGAGAAAGGGTGAGATTGGAGCAGGTGCTTTCATTAAGATCCCTACAGTAGTTATTGTTAGCGGGGACTGTAAGGTTGTCGTAGGGGATCACCTAGAGGAGATCTCTGGCTATTCTGTATTGAAAGGTATGGATGGCCGTAGGCAGGTCTTTAGTGCCTTTGAGGACACCTACATTACAATGTTCTTTGCTAGTAACGCATCTACTGTAGAGGAAGCAGAGAAAGAGTTTACTGATGAGTGGCAGTTATTAACTAACAATAGAGAGGAACTATGTCAGGAATAATTGCTGCAGGTGCAGTAATCGGTGCAGTTGCAGGTGGTGGCAGTTCCCTGTGGCAGAAATCAAAGTACAACAGAGCTCTCACTAAAGCATTCAAGAAACAGATGTACTATGCTCAGATGAACTACAATTGGAATCAGAATCAATTGACTAGACAAGAGCAGAGTGCCTATGATAATGCTGTGAGCAACTTATTTCAGTTGTCTTATAACGCCTTGCAGAGTAACGCTACAGTTGAAGCTTCTCTAGCTGAGACAGGTTACGAAGGGCGAACTGCAGGACAAATCAAAAGATCAATCTCAGGTGCAGTGTTGCGACAAAAGACTGCTCTTAAGGATGCCTATGAGACTGATGTAACTAACATTAGATCTCAGAAGGATGCTCTATATGTCCAGATGAAGAATTCTGTAGAGCAGGCTAGAGATCAACTCAAGAGCCAATATAAGGGTGGCATGAGCTACGTTATGGAATTCCTCGATAGTTCTGCTAAAGGTGCAGCTATTGGTGCAGCTACAGCAGGTGCAGGAAGTGCCCTTGCAGGCGCTGCAGGTACTGTAGGTGGTACTGGTGGTACCATTGCGGGTACTGTGGGTGGAGAGGCAGTTGCTGCAGGTACCTCTAGTGTTGGGGGTTCTGCGGGTCTCTCTGGTATTGCAGGTGCGAATGTCTTAGGTACGTCTACTGCAGGTGTTACTACTTCTTCGTCTACTATGGGTACCGGTACTAGCTTCATGAATAACTTTATAGCTAACTACAGTACCCTTAAGGCACAAAACCAAGGCATGTTTAACTTCCTTGATTACATGCAGAACTTTACAGGTGCGATGAATCAGGGGTATAACCGTAGAGGTTCCTATGGAGGTTATTACTACTAATGGCTTATAAGAATACAGCAGGTACTACGTCCATTGCTAATGAGATGGGTACTTGGAGATACTTCAATTCTGGCTTAGCTAAGCTCGGGGAATATAAGGGTGCAAACCTTAACATTGATTCTTCTAAAGTTACTGCAGACCTCGAAGGTGACTGGGTGAATGCTTTAGGTCTAGCTTTTAAGCAGGCATCTAAAGACTTCGATCAGTATCAGATTGATGAAGCAAAGCGGCAACAGGTAAAGAAGAAAGAAGTAGAGGACTTAGCTGATAAGTATTTCCAAAGTCATTCTATTGAGCAGTATCAGCAGGATATCAAGAATAATCGTATTCCGTTTCAGGACAATCCATTTGCTATGTCTAGACTTAAGTATCTGCATGGTCGAATGGCATACAACCTGACCTATCAGGACTTTGTTAATGAACAGGTTAATACGAATAAGCTTGCTGGTAAGTCTCAGGTTGAAGTAGATTCAGAGTTCTATCAGTACGCTAAAGAGAGCCAAAAGGATCTTGCTGATTCCTTTGGTTACTCTATGGATGATGAGTTCTTTAAGGAGGGTTTCTTTGAGACTTCTCCTGAGGGTCGTCTAAAGGTAATCGCTCAGAAGGAAGCTGTAGAGGATAAATGGGAAACTGAGAAATCTCTTATTGCTGATTCCTCTAACATTGCTACGATCATTAATTCAGGGTCACCTAATGCAGGTCAAGCTTTCCTGAATTACCTTGATCAAATGGGGAGAACTACGGGGGCTAACTATTCCCCTGAGATGCAATATAAGCTTCTCAACAACGCTTTCCAGATGGCCTCTAAGTCTCGCTATGGTTCTCAGCTTATTGAGAGTATTGCAGATAAAGAGATTCCATTTATCAAAGGGACTACCTTTAGAGAGCTATTGGGTGAGGATAACCTTAAGGCATGGCTTGTCAATGCAGAGACTGTAAAGGCTACTGACAATGCTATGGAGTTCTCTCATTGGTGTGATGATATTGACAAGTATGTTGAGGATGGCAACTATGTTCTCCTCAGCCAACTTAAGGATGAAGAGTATCTCTCCAATAACAATGTAGAGACACCTAGAACTAAGTACCTTGATCAGGCAATCAGGAACGCTAAGAGAACTGCTCAGGCTAACCTTAAGGCCGCTGGGAAGGTGCGGGGGGATGCTCTCTATGAAGAGTACCTTGGGGATACTCTTAAGGCTAACCTTGCTGGTACTGCGGTTCCTACTGAGGAGGCTTTTAGGAAAGTCCTTCAGGATGCAGGGATCTCTCTGAATTCCAATGATATGAAGGTTATTGGGCAAGGGTTTGTCCAGAAGATCTTCACTGGGGGTGACCCAAAGAAGATCTCAATGCTACTCACTATGGCTACCTCTAAGGGTACCCCTAATTCCATTAGAGAGCCTGTCACTGAGATGCTTAAAGAGTACTATCAGGACTTAGATCATAGACTTAATGAAATTGCTATGACTGGTAAGATCTCATCTAAGGATGCTGTAGATTTACTTACGGATAAGGAAGCAGGTGACTTCCAGTATAATATTCCGGGTCAAGCTAGAGCAATCTCTATCTCAGGGTTATCCCCAGGGTTCCAAACTTTAATGAGCCTCTATAGTACTAATCCTTCAGCAGTACGACAGATTCTCACTAATGGCACCTATGGTGACACTCGTGTATACTCCCAGTTGTCTACTGTAGATATGGCTATCAGGCTTGGTAAGAATCCCCTTCAGGTTCTCGCTTCTGCTCAGGCTTTTAAGTCTCAGCAACAGAGAAAGGCACTAGAATCAGGCGTTCCTTTAGAGCAGCTATTGCCTAGATTCAGAGTAGACAGGAATGAGATTCAGGGTTTAGTTGGCACTGGGGGTCTCAACAGAGCTACTACGGATATGTTGGATACTCTTGTGTGGGCTGAGATTCGAGCCTATAAGGATGCCAATCCTACAGATGATACCTCTATCCGTAAGCTTGGTAAGGCCGCTATGGAAAAGGTAGCCAATGAATTCGTAGGTGTCCGTGGCTTTGTTCTTCCAATTGCTTCTATTCAACAAGGCTTAGGTGAGGTTGGAGTTACCCCTCAGTCTCCTGAGGATCTAGCTAAGTATGCCAATGAGGTCTTTAAAGACTACATGAGTGAGAGGGGTCTTAATACTCCTATGCTTTATGATAGTTCTTTCTATGATGTCAACAGAGATAATATTTCTGTAGTTGCTCTTGATGGTACTGAGAATATGGTTATTCCTATGAAGGACTTCACTGCTAGAATTAAAGCTAAGATTGTTAAGAATATTGAGGAGGGTTCCAAGTTTAAATGGCCGACAATTCATATGTTCCGGTAGACACTGGGGAATATCCTGTAGCTAACCTCGGGAGGTTCTTAGGAGCCTCTAAGCCTCAGTATGAAGCCTATGTAACTACTACTCCTATTGAGAACATTCCTGAAAAGGATGTACTTAAGGGAGACACTAAGAGTTATAGTCTCTTTAACTTTAACGAGAGTGCTTTTGTAGATGGTGTTAAGGTTTCCCCTATTGGCATGTGGGTTCGCAGAGGGGGCTTTACTACCAAGAAATATGAACCTACAGAAGAAGAAAAGGATGAGCTATATAAGCAATTCAACTATGACAAGGATGATATTGACTTTGTTTTAGATAATGCTTCTTCTATGGAGGACGTTAAGAGGAATGCAGACTTACTTGCAGAGAACCGAAGGGTTGAAGCTCAGTTTGCGAATAGCCCTTGGTATATGTCTTTAGTAGGTGGCTTAGGGAGTGCTGTAGGTAATCCAGTGGATATTGTTACTACGGTTGCTTCAGTTGTTGCTCCTCCTATTGGTGTCTCCTCTAAGGTAGCTTTAGGTGCCACTAAGGTCACTGCTAATGTTGTCTCAGGTGTAGCAGCTAATCAGCTTCAGGATTACGTTACAGGTATTCATCATGATGTCTGGGCAGACGTTGGTGCTATTGCAGGTCTTACGTTAGGCTTTGAGGGACTAGGTAAAGGGTTACGTACAGTCTCTCAAGTTAACCGTAAGGTTGCTATAGCTCATGATGCTATGCTAAAGGGTGAGAAACCCCCTGAGGATGTTGTCTTTACCCCTATCGAGAGAACACTTGCTAATAAGACTTTACCTCTTGCTAGAAAGATGAATGACCTTAGAGAACAGCTTACCTCTAAGTTGCCTTCAGTTGAATTTAAACAGAAGCTCTTGTCTTATAGAGATAAATCTGAGGATCTTAAGGAGTACATTGGTAGCCTCACTCATTGGGAACAAGGTATTCGTACTGATGAGGGATTTAAGCAGAGACTGAATAGCCCTGCTAAGAATACTCTCTTTGATGAAGTAGAGGGCCTTATGGTTGAAACAGATAGCCTCATGAATACCCTTCCTCATGATGTACAGAAGTTATCCAACAGGTACGGAAGAGAGGAGACTAATGAGTTTCTTTATGACAAGATTGGTGGCTATGATGTCTCTAAGAATCCACTTAGTAAAGATCCTGAAGCTGTAGCACTGGCCGATAGAATCTCAGATACCTATAGACACCGTGGCCTTAAGCTGCATCAGCTTGGTCTAGTTGATGCTACCTATAGAATTGGTAAGTATGTTCCATTAGTTATTGACAAATGGAAGATGCATGACTTCCTGCTTAGAGTAGGTGGAGATGAGCAGGCAGGTATCTATCTTCAGAGTTACCTCTATACAGGCGTAACTCGTTCCACAGAAAGGCTTGCAGAGTTCCGTAGGATTTGGAAAGAGGAACTACAGGCTCAGGCAGAGAAGGAAGCTAAGAAAGCTGAAGCTCAGGGACTTGAAGTAAACAAAGTAAAGCTTACTCCTGAGGAAGAAGATATTCAATTCAATGCGTGGCTCTGGGATGAAGCTAGAAAGGCAGGATATGGATATAGAGATCAGAATCACTCTGGTCACTCTGTAGACAACTTTAGTGATGATGCTAGAGACTTCTCTTTTCAGAAACGAAGGATGCCTTGGGATACCTCTTATAAAGATCATTCTGGCTTCTCTCTGAATAAACTCAGAGGAGATATTGTTGATGTCTCTGGCAGATACTTTAATCGTACTGCGGGGTTACTTGCAGAGAAACGAGTATACAACAGAGACTTCTCAGAGGGACTTGAGCATATCAATAAGATGGCTGATGACTATTGGGTAAAGAATACCAATAGACGTCCTGAGGGTGAGGATGAACTTCGTGAGGCTCTTAATGTCATGCATAGGCGTGCCTATGGTATGGCTATTAATCCCAACAGAGCTAACTTCACTACTGGGGATGCTCTTGCAGATATCATGAAGCAGTTAGCTTTCTCATCCTTTGGTACTCTCATGGGTATCCTTAACTACGGTGAAGTTGGAGCAGCATTTCAGGCATATGGTGCAGGTGCTCTCATTAGAATGATCCCAGGGGTACATGAGACTGTCCAAAGATGGGGCAACGGTTTATTCACTAAGGAAGATATTACTGCTATTAAGGATCACCTTATTGGCAGAGAACTTTATGAGACCTTAGATGCCGCAGAGATCATGAGACGTAACGCAGAGAAATATCGTAACATTAATCCTTATATGGCTAAGGCTGTAGGGATCTTTAACGTTATTGCAGAATATTCTCCTGCTGCTCAGATTCAGAGATATAGTAACAACACTATTATTGATACAGTCGTTAGTTGCTTCCTTGGGGAGTTCATGCAGAAGGCTTATGGGCGTACTGCGGCTCACAGAGGATTCCTTAGAGATATCGATCTTAAGAGAGTAGGGATTACTAAAGCTGATCTTGATTATACCCTAATGGCTAGCAAGAGATTCTTTAGGTACGATGAGACAGCTAAGACACCTATGCTCAAGAAAGGTACACGATTGGCTGACTTCAGAGATGACGATAAAGCTATGAGTGTATTGCGTAAGCTCACTAACTACGCTATTGAGGAGACCCTTCAGAGACGCAACTTAGATGATGTCTTTACGTGGCAGGTAGCTAATAATCCTGTAGTGTCTATGGCTCTCCAGTTTAAGACCTTCGCAGTGCAGTCCTATAATAAGCGTTTCGTTAAACTAATGAACCGCTGGGAAGAAGAGGGTAACCTTGCTGCATTGAATAGCTATCTCACCTCTAGTGCTCTTACAGGTGCAATTACGTTAGCTCAGGTTAACCTTAGAGCCTTGGGTATGGAGGATGAAGCTAAAGAGCAGTACCTTCAGAACACCTTAGGTATTGGCTCTATAGATGACTTGAGTGACCCTGATGCACTTACTGCATTCTTGATGCAGGCATTCTTTAATAGAAATCCCTATACAGCCTCTATGGCTCTTGCATTGAATTCTGTAGGTATTGGTACATCAGCTAAGACTACAGCTCAAACTAGAGATACCTTAGGTGAAGATTCTAACTACATCAAGTGGAATGGTATCGCTAATACTGTCTTAGATATGTTCCCTGCATTGCGCTATGGCGAATCTCTTGCCTTTGGTGGCTTGGGTACATACAGCAGAATTCAGGATATGGTTCTTAATGATTCTACCTATAAGGATCGAAGGGATATCGCTAGGTATATCAAGAGGTCTACATCAACTCTCCCAAATATACCGGGGATAACTAATGCAATTAAGTCCTTCGTTAATGACGATCTAGAGGACTACAAATATGGATATTAATATTTAATGGCTTCCACTATTATCATCTACGAAGGGGACGGTACAAAAACAGACTTTACCGTTCCCTTTGATTATCTAAAGAAGTCTTTCGTTACTGTACGATTAGGCACTGGTACTGCCCTTACTGGGGGTGACTATGGTGACACTGGCAGTGACTATTACTTCATAGACAAAACTACGATTAGACTTAAGGTAGCTCCTGCATCAGGAGAATCCTTAACAATCCGAAGACATACCTCAGCTACTGAACGAGTAGTCACCTTTAAGGATGCCTCCATTCTTAAGGCTACTGATTTGGATACGTCTCAGGTGCAGGCATTTCATATCGCTGAAGAAGGTCGAGATATCCTTGAGGATTCCCTTAGTGTCAACCGAGAGGGAAACTGGGACGCTAAGGGTAAACGTATCGTCAATGTAGGTACTCCTGTAGCTGACTCTGATGCTGTAACCTATGGGGTCTATACGACTGATGCTAAGGGCGCCTATCAGGCTAAGCTTGATGCTGAGAAAGCTAGAGACAGAGCTGTTGAAGCTGAGACTAACTCTAAGAAGTCCGAAGAGAATGCTAAGCTGTCTGAGACAAAGGCTAAGACTTCTGAAGAGAATGCTGTAAGTGCCTCTGCTCATGCTGATGAAGTAAGGACTGAGAATAGAGCTATCATTAAGGAAGCTAGAGAGATCATTGCAGAGGATCGGGTTCTCCATAAGGAAACCAAAGATAACACTGCAATCACTGTAGCAAGAGCTGATGAGGCTGCCCTTAGTGCTAAGAACGCCAAGGACTCTGAAGTTAATGCTAAGAAATCCGAAGAGGCAGTTACTTCAGTAGCTAGTGCCATTGTCCCGATTACTCCTGAGATTAAGGTAGTAGCTGATAACATTGATAGTGTTGTTGCTGACTCAAATAGTATTGACAACATTAACGTTGTAGGTAACGACCTTACAGGGTCTCTTTCAGATACTCTCTATGATGACTATGGTGACTTAGGGAACCCAAGTGCTCCCTTACCGGCAATCACTGGTGGTAACATCAAGGTTGTTGCAGACAACATTGAGTCAGTCCGTACTGTTGCAGGCTTAGCTCCTGACTTTGAGACGGTTATTGAGTCAGTTAACACTGTCACTAGTCTTACCACAAGAGCTGAGAAGGCATCTAAGAGTGCTGAAACAAGTGCTACTAATGCTGGTGCCTCTGCGACTAACGCTCAGGCATCTAAGGTGAGTGCATCAGGTAGTGCTAGTATTGCTAAGGACTGGGCTAACAAGATGGATGGCACTGTTGATGATACTGAGTATTCTGCTAAGTATTATGCCAACAAGGCTAAGACTGATGGTGGTCAGGCGGTCAATCAGGCTGTTGCCTCAGCTGTCAAGCAGGTGACTGATGAGGGTACTAAGCAGGTTAACTTAGCTAAGGCTGAAGTAACTAAGGCTACTGAGCAGGCCAATATTGCTAAGCAACAGCTTACCTTGGTTACTGCTGAAGGCAACAAACAGGTAACTAGAGTTACTGATGCAGGTACTAGCTCTGTAAAGAAGGTGACTGATGCTGAAGCTACTTCTGTGCAGTCCGTACAGGCTGAAGGTACTAAGCAGGTTAACTTAGCTAAAGCTGAAGTAACTAAGGCTACTGCTCAGGCTACCATTGCTACTACTAAGGCTTCTGAAGCTGAAGCTAGCGCAACATCTGCTAGTACATCAGCTGGTCAAGCAGATGCTAGTGCAAAGAGTTCTGCTAAGAGTGCTGAGTCAGCTACCACACAGGCTACTGCAAGTGCTAACTCAGCTAAGGCGGCTAAGCTCTCTGAAGACACTGCGGCTACCCATAAAGAATCTGCTAGTAGTTCTGCAACTAAGGCTAAGGCTTCTGAAGATGAAGCTAAGAAACAGGCAGACTTAGCTAAAAGTTATGCTAATCAGGCATCTACAGGTCAGCTTCAGTCTGACTGGAATCAGTCCGATAGTACTCAGAAGGATTTCATTAAGAATAAGCCTGATCTGAGTACCTATGCTACAGCCACAGCTCTTAGTACAGGTCTTGCTGGTAAAGCTAATACAGCACATACTCATGCTGTAGCTGATGTGACTGGTCTTCAGACAGCTCTCGATGGCAAGCAGGTTAAGGGTGACTATGCTACCTCTAAGGCTCTTACAGATGGTCTTGCTGGTAAGGCTAATACAGCACATACTCATACGATAGCTGATGTGACTGGTCTTCAGGATGCACTTAATGGTAAACTTAGTGTTGCTACTTTTGAAGGATTTGTAGATTACGGGGACTTAGGTACCCCTTAAAGTGAATTATGGCAATTAAACAAAGAAAACAATTAACTGGTACTACTGCACAGATCAATGCTTATGCTGGTGTTGAAGGTCAGTTAGTCTGGGATAAAACAAAGAAGAAGTGGGTGGGCATGAGTGGTACTGCTGGTACTAACTACCCCATGGCATCTGAAAGTCATACACACAGTATCTCTGATGTGACTAACTTACAGAGTACCCTTGATGATAAGCAACCTAAAGGGGACTATGCTACCACTAAGGCTCTCACAGATGGTCTCGCAGGTAAAGCTAATACAGCACATACTCATGCTGTAGCTGATGTGACTAACTTACAGACTACTCTGAATACCATCAATGATAAGATTCCTAAGACTGGTAATAGGGGTGCTCTTGCAGGGTACTCCACAAGTGCTGTAGGTACCACTGTAGATGCCTCTGCTAATGATTCACAATATGCTACCTCTGGTACTGTTACTGTCAAGAATGGGGCTACAGGACAGGCTTGGACTAAGGTTGTGAATATGTCAGCAGGTACTGTTACCTTGGAGCCAAACTGGACGTGGGTCAATGGTGAAGCTCCTGAGTTGTCCTTTCCGTGTCTTTTGATTTGTCATTGGAATAACGATAAGGGTATCGCAGGTGTTGTTAAAGGAGCGGGTTAAGAATGATTAAATATAACTACAAGGGTAACCAGTATGATTGTCTTGGTGCTATCCGTAAGGTTATCTGGAATGAAGATCGTATGGTCTTTGGTGGATGGGATGAAGAAACTAAGAAACACTTTGGTGTTACTGAGGTAAACATTCCTGAACCTGAAGTTCCTCCTTATGTCCCAACTGATGAAGAACTTGCTGAAAGAATCAGAAGAGACAGAGATGAGAAACTTGAGGAGACTGACTTCTTCGCTATGCCTGACTATCCGAGTGATCCTAAAGGTCTTGAAGAAGTGAAGGCTTATAGACAGGCTCTTAGAGATATCACAAAGCAGAGTGGTTTCCCTAAAGAAGTTACTTGGCCTGAGCTTCCGAGTGTATTCAATAAGGATACTGATGGTATTGATCTTAAGTTAGCTAAGGCTAGTTCACTAGCCAAGGTAGGGATCTAATGAGTGTTGATAATAGTGAACTTCTGATGCTCCTTGGGGGTAAGAAATCTAAGCCATCCATTGGTAGTGCAGGAGAACAGGGGTTCGGTGTGGGGGTTTATAGCGGTGATCCTGCGGACTTGACTGCTATGGGGTTGGCTCCTATGGAAGGCTGTGAAGATCCTACTAGTGATAACTATGGGAATTACATTCACACTAATGGCTCAATTATGTGTTGTATTCCCGCGTTTTGTTATCGCCTTGGTAAGGCCACTGCGCCATCCTACAGCCGAGATGGTGTGGATGCTTTGGAGATTGAAGACGCAACGAAGTTTCCTCAGTTTTCACATGACGCGGTGTTTTCCTCGCCTGACTTTGGGGATGACTGGATTCTTCACCGCGCTTTCGTGGATGGCAATAAGCTGAAAGCCGCATTCTTTATTGATAAGTATCTTTGCTCGAACGTTAGAAATCGGGCGACCAGTGTGAAAAATGCCGATTGGCTGATGTGTACCGATGATACTTCTAACAAACCTTTTTTCATAAAAAGTATTTCAGGGACAGTTGGGCAGGCGTATGATGCGATTACGCTGAGTCGTGCTCGCGGTGATTACTACTCGCTGGTTACGTGTTACCAATGGTCGGCTATTTCATTATTAAGTCTCGCACACGGACAGGCCGCAGTAAGTGCAGACGCGTGTGCGTTGTATGATGCAAACCACACTACAAACTTCCCCAAAGGG